CTCGCTCGACAACAACTCGCCGTCGGCCACTAAACAGGAGATACACGTGCGTTCATCGAGTGCTGCTATACGACGAAACATCCGCACGCCCGCCGACACATAGGATTCGCGCGTCGCCTCGCGGTACACGCGCAGTTGTTCGGTGCGAGCGATGTTGAGCGCCCTATCCAGCCCCATGCCCGTCGCCTTGCGCACAAGCGCAGCAGTGACGCGAGGGTTTCTGCCGAGGGCCACGGAGCGAATCAACTCCCGGGTCATCACGTCACGTATCGCCGGGTACGAGCCCGCCAGCAGGTCGGCGAACGGTGAGCCGTCGCGAGCGATGCCGACCATGCCCCTGAGCGCGTCGTGCGGCATCTTCGTGAACTGGCCGAGGCCCGGCTTCGACGCTTCAAGCACGGCGGCGGCGTTGTCGATGCCTTGCGTGATGAGGTCGAGCTGTTCGGCCTTGATGACGTCCGCGGCCCATCCGTTGAAGCGCGCTAGTTCTTCCATCAGCTGCAACTGCAGCGCCTGCCAGCGTTCGAGGCGGTAGAGTTGACTCCAGTTCGGCTCGATGCCTTCGGACTTGAGGCGCGCTAGTTGCTCGACGAGGGCGGCGATGTTTCCCTCGAGGGCTCGCTCGACGTCGAGGTACTTCATGGCCATGAGATTCACTTGCACGCCCTCATGCGCCCGGAGTTCGGCCTTGAAGCCGCGGATGGCGCGGACTACGTCACTTTCGTAGACGGTGGTCACCTACGCACGGCTTTGCGAATCCTGTCGTCAGCAGACGAGATAGCAGGCGGCACGTCTTCACCCGGGTGCAGTTGCTTCCATGCGGCCTTGACCTTGGCCTTGACTGCGGACAGGTCTGCCATGGGAATCTGCACCTTGTTGCCGCGGAAACCCTTGCCGAGCGCCGCTACAGCCGCGCCGACGATGCCTGCGTCATAGCCGCCATTCGGCGTGGCGCGCAATCTGAGTTTCCACGTGCTCGGCTTGTCGGGATCGGGGCAGTAGGCATAGGCGGAGGCCGGGAAGTTCACGCCGTCTTCCATCTTCATCATTTGGACTCCTCTCTCATCCGGCGTGCCCACTCAACGGTCGCCTTGTCACGGATGTGGCGCTCGGGACCGGAGGGCTCCCACTTCACGCCGCTCCCTCTGCCAAATCCGAAGGGCACCACGGGCTTGACACGCTCGTGGACGATGACCTCGCAGGGTATTGGGTCGTGCTCGGGCCAGGCGCTCACTTCCGCGCCCGCTTCGCCTTCGGCGCCTGCGTCGGCGGGACTTCGACCTGCGGAACCTGCGTGTTCGGCACAGTCGGCGGCGCAGGGTACGGACTCGGACTCGTGCCCTGGTCGAAGTTCTTGCGCGCCGCGTTCATGGCCACGTCAGCAAGCGTCGTCTGACTCGCCTGCGCCTCGTCTGCGTCCTTGGCCATCTGCGCCAGTTCCTCTTCAGACCAGCCCTCACGCCTGAGTTGCGTAACGATGGGGATGCCGGCGTCGACGTTCGTCTTGTGGATTAGCGATTCCGTGTAAGGCTGGACGGTGTGCTCGTCGTCCCACACGCACTCGATGTCGTCAGGTGAGACGGTGTGCCCGGCGAGGCCCATCACGAAGGCGACTGCGTGCTTCCATGTGGCCTCGAGGCGGGCGCAGTACTTCTTCGCCTCCTTGGTCAATGGCGCCTCGGAAGCGATGAGTGCCTCACCTGAGACGTCGCCTTGCTGCAGCAAGTAGTGCTTCGGGGTGTGCGTGAGAATGGCGATGCGCGAGGCGATGTGGTCGAGGCCGGCGATGAAGTTAGGGAGGTCCGTCGCCTCGAACTGGCCGACGGACGTGGCCTGGCCTTCGCCGTCACCGGCAGGAATCGGCCATGTCTCGTTCGGCGCGTTCTTAATGTTGGACTTCTCAAAGTCGATGTTTGAGATGATGTAGCGCTGCTTGAACGCCCCGTACTCGGCGGCGACCATCATGTCGGCGAACAGTTTGTTGAGCGCGTTGTTCAGCGGGATGACGTCTGTCAGGCGACTCTTGCCACGCCGGTCGACGCGATAGTGGAAGACGGGGATGCCGCCGAGGGTGTTGACCTCGGACGGGTTCTCGGGCTCGGGGGCGAAGGCGTTCGGGCCGCTGATATCGTTGCGCTTGCTGGCCGCGACGTAGTGTTCGATGCGTTCGGGGTAGTAGAGGTTGAGGAAAGTCTGCTTGCCCACCTCCCACCACTTGGCCGCAAGCTCCATCTCCTTCGGGTTATCCTCGGAGTAGATAGCGGCACAGAGGTGCGGCTGATTCTCAAAGGTGCGCGGCTTGCCGTCTTCGCCTTGCTCGGCGATGAGGAAGCCTTCAGCGCAGACGGACACGGCCTTGGCGATCTCCTCAGAGTCCGCCGCCATGTCCTGCGAGTCCCACCACTCGTCAAGCGCAGCCTGCACGGTCTTGTCGGCGCACTTGAAGCCGGTCAGTTGCACGCGGTCGAGCAGGGAATCGACCACGACCGCACACCAGTTCTCGCACCATCGCGCGTCGATGCGCTCGAAGACGCTGCGCAGCTTGGAGTTCGAGTAGACCAGCGGGTGCTGGCCATCGTAATATTGGAACAGGCGGGAGTACTTGTCCTGCTTCGCCTTTAGCGCGGCATAGGCGCGGGCAACGTCAGTAGACGCGGCGGTACCTGTTGTGGTAGTGTCAGCCGTTGTGATCCTCTTCCTGCGCAGGGAGGGAGTTGCACTACGCCTCGGTCGTTACAGCGGCCGGGGCTTCTTCTTTGCGGGGAGCGGTCCTGTGACCGTAGGTCAAGCGTACAGACTCGGGGCGGGCATCGTGCGCGAACTTGCGTCTAGCCCTGGAAGGAGTGCACGACCTTGCGCGCCCTCTTCAGCATCAGTTCGGACAATGCCCAGACTCTCGCGTCGACACGGTCGGGCGAGTCCTTGTCATCCACGGGACTCCACGTCGTCATCTGCGTCTCGAGATCGGGCAGCGTGCCGACGTGATGGACGCGGCCCTGTTCGTCGAGCGCCACGATGGGCTCGGCGCGCGTCTGCTTGCCACGACTCGCCCAAACGATCTTGACCGGCACACTCGGGTCGACGGTGCGCAGTGTGAACTTCACCATGTCGCCACCGTTGTTCTTCTCCGCGACGATCTGGTCCGCCTCAAGTTCGTGATAGAGGTCGATTGCCGTGCGCGCCCACTGCTCAGGGGAGTAGGTGCCGCTCCTGTCGGCGAGCACGTAGCCGTGCTGCAGTTCGCCGGCCGTCACGCCCGCCGCGACGATGCCTGTCTCGTCACTGTCGGGATTCGTCGACACGGCCGGGTCAATGGCGACGATGATCTTCGCCAGCGGCGGCGCGACGGGGACGCGGTTCGCGTCAATCAGCGCATACTTCCAGAGTGCGCCGGATACTTCGTCGATGAACCTTGCGAGGATCTCTTGCTCGTAGGCGCGGGCGGGCATGGTACGCGCCATGCCTTCGAGCTCGGACGGCGGCAAAAACGGGTTGACTGCGCTCGGGAAGCGCCATGACATCCACTCGGGGTAAGCATCGTCCTGGCCGAAGTCGTAGAGCTTCTGGAAGTCGTTCTTACCCTTCGGCGTGCTGAGAAAGTAGGCGTCGCCCTCGAGGTCGATGAGCGTCGAGCGGATGACCATATCCCATGCGTCCATGAGGCCGCGCACGACGGCCGCCTCGTCGACGATGACGCGGGCATAGTGGCGGCCGCGGATTGCGTCGGGAGCGTCGAGCGACCAGAAGTCGAGCACGCCGCCGGTGATGAGCTCGAGGCGATGCTCGGACTCGTTCTTGAGTCGGGTGACGGGCTTGAGTGCTTCGACGGCACGACGCCAGTGATCGGCAAGGTTCTTGTAAGTGGGCGACATCCAGCCGACGGGCTGGCCCTTGAGCAAGGTATCGGCAGCGAGGCGGATGCCCCACTTCGACTTCCCCCAGCGCCTGCCCGCGACGATGACGTTGAAGCGCCGGGCCTCAGCGAGTATCTGTCGCTGGGCCTCGTGCGGCCTAGTGAGCTTGAGCCGGATCGTCTGCATCGTCGTCTTCGTAGGTGACCACGACGCGAACCTCGCCGGATTGCTCGACCTGCACCTTGTCCGAGTAGGACCGCGGACGCAACTTGGCGGCGGCCCACTTCAGGGTGTCGACGTAGAGGCGCGAGCCGGGCACGCAATCCTTCTCGCCACCATCGTCTGCGTCCTTCGCAACCCTCAGCGCCTCATCGAACAGCGAGTCCGCGCATTGTTCCCTTGCTTGCGCGTACAAGCGACAAAATGCATCGTTACCAACAACCCAGCGAAAGACTGTGCGCCTGTCCGGCATGCCTTCGTCCTCACAAATGCTGGTCAGGGTCTCACCAAGTGCGATGCGTTCGCAAATACGAAGGCCCAGCTTGGACGTGTATTTGGACGGCCTAGCCATGGCTCAGTTCATCACCCAGAAGTAGTCCCCGTACACGCTCCGCCAGCCAACGCCCCAGGCCATGAGCTCCAGCATGAATGTGGTAGCGGCGGTCGGAGTCGAACCGGCAAAGTCGGGCTTATGGGGCCAGATGGGGACCGTCCCGCGCCGCGTCATTGTTCCGCTTCCCAAAGTCTCAGTACATCCATCACAGACGCCCCGCTCATCGCTGCCATCACTGCGGCACGGGCGACTCGCGCCCACCACACGGGCGCCAGCTCACGCAACCTGCCGCGCGCCGTCTCCGTATCGTGACAGCGCGCCCTGGATACGCCGTTGCGGGCGTCGAGGATGTCGTGGTGGGGCGTGCAGAGCGGCACCCACTCTTTCAAGTCCCATCCGGCCTTTGCGCCGCCCATTCCTCGATGCCGGGGAAAGTGCGCGGGCTCGCATCCGGGGCGCTCGCACAGCAGGCAGTCACTTGCGGCAGCTATCAGCGTCGCCGCACGGTGCGCAGGATCGGCCTTGCGCCGCTTCGCCTTACCCTGCTTGGGGAGCGGCGTACACGTGTTACTCATCGTCGCCCGGTTCATACTCGACGGGGTCGTGGGTGATCCCGTAGGCCTCATGATCGGCCTGCCGCAGCGTCATCCCGCAGACCCACGCCGTGTTCATACAGTCCTCATAGGTCTGCGAGTCGAAGTCGCAAGCCATGAGCACGTGGTCGGCTTCCATCACTTCCGCGAGTTCCTGTTCCGAGAGAATGTCATCGTTCCAGAGGTCCATACATCTAGCCTAGGGACTAGCGGCCTCATTCGTGCGCGAACTTGACGAGGCGGTATCCCCATGGCCTCACGCCCTCTATGCGATGGCCCGCCCGGCGCAAACGTTCAACAGCCCAGCGCAGCACGTGACGTTCTCCGCTACCGAACGCCACGCACAGACGCACCGCTTCCGGCGACGCCTCCGTGAGCGCCGCTAGCACCCGTGCGTCGAGGTCCGGGTCGTGGGCAGGGTTGTACCTGTGGCAGGAACAGACGCGGGCCGGGTTGTCGTGTGCGAGGCGGGCGCTACAGAGTAGGCAGCGACGGTCTGCGTAGACGGCGGCAGGTTTGCCACTCAGGCATCGGTGGCCGCTACGGAGGCCGGCGGGGGGTTCCGCAGCGAAGGCGGTCAGGTGGCGCGGTCCTGATGTTCCCCGGCTGCGCGCCCATCCTCAGACAACAGGCCGGCAGCGCGCATAGCCTCGGCGGCATTCGGCCCCGGTTCGCAGTAGCGTCGGACCTCTTTCATGCTGCGTTCATAGTCGGCGGCGGCCTTGAACGCCCGCGCCAGTTCTCCTGTGTGCGGCCTCATGGCGAAGCCCTCTAGCGTCGCCTGCGCCTTCCGCAGAGCGGCCGTGAATGCCGCCGTGTCCATTGCGAGGGTGAAGTGGCGATGCGGTTCGGCTGTCCACCTCCAGCATGTACTGCACCATGGCCGGCCCGGACGCCATGTCCAGAAGGGCCGGCGGATGCGGTAGTACCAGGTGGCCGGGAGCCAGCGGAGGCGTTGGCGTGCGGCGGGGTTCACCGCTTCACCCTCCGCCACGTCGCCAGAATCCAGTCGCCCACCTGAATCAGCGTGTCCTGGTACCACGGCGGCATCCTCTGCGGCCACTCGCCGTAAGGCCACAGAAGGCACCACGCCGGAAGCGTGATGACGTAGGCGACGAAGAGGCGCTCCGCGAACGGTAGGGTGCGCATCGTCGCATTGAACTCAGTGAAGGCTTCGGCGGGCGTCTGCCTGCTCACGTCAGCCACCCCGTCACCACCGCGTCCACGCTGCCCGCGTCCATCGCGGCCATTTCGGTGAGGCAGTCGCCGTGCAGAAGCTCGTAGGTCACTGCACCGCTACCAGCGCCGGCGCTTCATTCTGACAGCGGGCGAAGACTTGGCGAAGGTGGAACAGTTCGAGTCGCCGTTGCTGCCCGCGGATGTTCTTACGTAGCCGGCAGTTACGGCGCTGCGTGTGATCGAGCTGGTACTCCAGTTCGCCGATGTATTGTCTGACCTCCGGGGGTAGTGATTGGAGGTGCAGGGCTGTTCGTGCTGATCCTTTGGCGATGTGCACGGAGCCTCCCAAGTCGTTTCTGTCATTGTCGTCGCAGGCTAGCGCCGGTACTACAAGCAGTTGTGCCGTCCAATTGCTTGTAGCCGCGCCCGTTCGCCGCGTGCTACGCTGGACGAAACTCGCAAGGAGGTCGAATGAAGCAGTGGGATTCTCAGAAGACGAGGACCGTCAGAGGGATGCGCGCCTTGCGTGACCGTTGCCCCGAGCACGGCGCGCTACCCCTCTGGTACGCGGTCGTGGAAATGACCGCCTCGTCGATGCGGACAGAGGTGGCGCGCTATGACTGCGGGTGCATGGTTACGGTCGACGCCGACACGATGGGCGCGCCAGCCGTTCGCGAGGTCATCGGCCATGCATGACCGAGAGTACACATGCCCCGACTGCCACCGGGTGATTGACCCGATGCGCATGGACTCAGAGGAAAGACTCAGGCGATCCGTGGCGTGCAATACTTGCGCCGCGTTCCTCGTCGGGTGGAACGCGAAGAAGAGGTATGATGCCGACACGCCAGGCGGACACCATGCCTGACGACCCCAGAGCCATCCTCAACGCGGCGGGCGTGGACCTCGACGACCTTGGCCCAGGCAGGACGCTCGCCATCGTCGCCGACTGCGCCTCCTGCGGGCTGCGCTCAAGGACATGCCGAGTCGCGTACAGCGACCCCGACTGCGAGGACTGGATGTCGGAGGAATCCGCCGCGGCATGGGTGGCGTCCTGGCCCGCCGAGACAAAGTCGAGCGTGCGTCTGTCGTCGTGGAATCCGTACTACCTTGGGGAAGCTGACGTGACATGGGACGGTGGCGATGACTGACAACCCGACAGAGATCCTGCGGGCGGCGGGCGCGGAGTGCGCGGAGGTGGACATACTCTTCTTCGCGCTAGAGTCCGAAGAGAGCCCGCGTGTCCCGGTTGAGGTCGTCACCCAAGCCATCCTCGCCCTCGCCCGCCTCGCCGCTGATGGAGCCAAGTACAAGTGGCAGCGAGACAAGGCGGCAGAGCGACTGGGCATGGACTCTGGTCGGGAAATGGACACGCCCGAGAAGACGGCCAGGCAGATAGCCTTTCTCGACCGTCTCTGGGAGGAGCACGATGCCTAACAGGGTCCCTCTACCGCTCCCGGATGAGCACTGGAGGTCCCGCTGGCTCGTGTTGCCGAGCTGGAACCGTCTTCACCGAGTATCCGAGATCGTGTGGGACGACGAGAACATGATCGACGGAGTCGGGACTACGCTCTGCGGCCGGGCGGGATACCTGACTATGCCCGGATTCCTCAGCCGCATGGGGCTGCCCCGCTGCGCCCACTGCTGCCGCCTCGCCGGTGTACCTCGGGGAGACGGAGCACCGTTCAATCAGGACATCAAGGAGTCTGACAATGCCTGACCTGACGCTTGACCAGGTGCGGGAGGCGGGGCGGTTCGCTAAGCACGATGATGGCTATGAGTACCATCCCGACAACGTAGATGGCTTTTGGGGGCCATGGGTCGAGTTCATTAACGACGGGGATGCCGGCGACCCAGTATGGGACGAATGCTCGGCGTCTGAGGAAGATATGCCGCTCACCGGCTGGCACCACCCTACCGGCTGCGACTGCGAGTTCTGCGCCTGACCCCGCCTCCGTGCTACACTTCGCCCATGTCCGGCAGCATCTCCAAGTCCCCCCGCGCCAACAAAGACGGCACCTACTCCTGGCACGTCACCGTCCCCGTGGGCTACGGTCGTCATGCCGGCAGGATCGTGAGGAGCGTGCGGGTCGGCAAGGAGACGAAGCACCCGCCGCAGAAGGCGCGCGACCTACTGGCGCGCCTCCAGCAACAGGTCGAGGGCGGCGTCGTGCCGTCTCACAAGCTCACCATGGGCGACCTCTTCGACCGCTGGCTCGCCGAATGGGTCGACGACGATGAACGCTATGCCTCCGAGACGCAGGCCGGCTACAACTCCGCCGTCCGCCTGTACCTGCGTCCGTCAATCGGTCATATCCGCGCGCTGTCCCTGCAACCATCGCACGTCGCCGAACTCTGGCGCCAGATACGCGCCGAGGGCTACGCGCTGTCGTCCGTCAATCACTACTACGACATCCTGCACGGCGCGCTCGGCTGGGCGAAGTCACATGACCTCGTTTTGCGCAACGTCTGTGATTCCGACATCGCGAAGCTGCCGACTGGGCGTCCTGCGGAAAGGCCCGTGCTGTCCCTGCGGCAGATGCTCATGGTGCTGGAGAAGGTACGCGGCACGACGATGGCGCTGCCCCTGATGGTCGCCATGAGCGCAGGCACCCGTCGCGGCGAGTGCATCGGCATGAAGTGGGGCGACGTTGACGTGATCGGCAGACGGCTCAGGGTGGCGCGCAGCCTCGGCCGCGTCGTGGGCAAGGGCCTGGTCGAGAAGCTGCCGAAGGGTGGCAAGGCGCGCGTTGTGCCGATGCCGGAGTTCGCCGCTGCCGTGTTCGGACCCGCCAAGGAAGGCAAGCCCGACGGCTGGTACGTGTGCGGCGGCGAGGAGCCGATGAAGCCCGAGGTGCTCAACAAGGCATGGCGGGAGCTCCTGGCCAGTCTGGAGCTCCCGCCGATGCGGTTTCACGATCTCAGGCACTCGTATGCCTCCGCGATGCTGGAGGCCGGCGTCGACATGAAGACCCTCTCCGAGATGCTCGGGCACGCGCAGATGAGCACCACGTCCGAGATTTACGCGCACGTCTCGGAGCGGATGAGGGAGCGGTCGGTGGCGGCGCTGAATGCGGCGGTGGTTTCGGTGTCCGAGCATGAGGCCGTCAGCTAGGACCCTCGCATCCTTTGCGCTTGGTAACTGGGTAGCGATCGAGGATGTCATCGACTGCCCATCTACCCATGTTGGAAAGTGCTCGTCGCAGCATTTCGTCGTCTCGTCGTAGGTCCTCGTTCTCCGCCTCCAGCTCGGCGATGCGGGCAAGCAGTTTGTCGATGGCAGCGTGATGGCGCTCGTTGTTCTCGTTTTTGAGTTCGCTCACGGCGTGATCCTCTCGTCCAGCGGAACGTGTGGATTCGTCATTGCAACTCGCGTCGCTTCGTCTTTCGGGCAAACGATGTGAACGAGTCCTGATTCGGGACCGGCGATATCCGCATTCCTGTTCTGGACGGCGGCTCGACACTCGCCTTCATAGCACCCGATGCAGGACTTGTGGTCGCAGGGAAACACCAACGTCGCTGCTTCACTGGGGGTCAGCATGCCGCTGTCCTTTCCGCAGCCGTAGTCGCTCACGGCGTGCTCCTCTGATTGATTTGCCTGCGATATCCTATGTCCATGTTCAACCTCTCAGGTAGCCTGTTTCAGAACGCGGCGTCACACGGGCGCACATCGGCGCCGATTTTCTCGCGGTAAAGGCGGTTTTCAGGCACGAAGTCGGAAAGTCCGCTCATGTGTGTAGGAAACGCGCAGCTAGGCTCGGGCATGTTCGCCATTCCGATTCTAGGCACGATTGAGCACTAGGTAGCGATGTCTGGCAGTATCCATGCTCAGGTACGGGCTTCCATCGGGCTTCCATCGGCCCCGCCCCGACGGGTGCGCAGGTTGTCGATGTGGGCCAGGAGTTCGCAGCCGGGCAGGAACCGCTCGGTGCTGGGGATGCGATACTGAGCGAAGTGAGCATGGGCCTTGCGCTCCTGTGCAACGCCTCCTGCCTCAACGGCCAGCAACTCGCAGCCGTCGATGAGCGTCGCGAAGGTCTTCATCCGCTGTCTGATATTCCGGGTCACGCCGATCTTGATTTGCCCACTGACGGGGATGCGCACGTAGTAGACGACCGACCCCGTCGCCCCCAGCAGTCCGTCGACTCGCGCCTTGGTATGCTCGTCAACGATAGGCGGCGGCGCCTTGTAGACTGCCTGCATCTTCGGGGCCATCATGGCGGCCTGTGCGTGCTCTAGAAGTGCCTGTGCCTCCGCGAGCGTGTGCGCCGACCGAACGACCCTCTTCGGGTGCCGTTTCCGCTCAAGGGAGACCGTAACCAAGTAGGCGGTCTCACCGTTCTTGAGGAGTCTTGTCGAGATGTGCCCGCACGGACGTGGAGACTTGGGAGGGAAGACGCGAAGTGTGGTATTCTTGGGTGGCAATGGAACCTCAACTTCCGTTGTCGCGCCCCCGGCCGTTCCCTCGGCGCGGGGGCATTTTCAGTACCACTATTATAGCACAATCGGGCGCACATTGGAATCGGCTCACGTGCGCCTCTTCCCCGCCACGGCCCGCACCACGGCAACCGGCGCGGCCTCTTCCCCGCCGATGGCCATGAGGTCGGCGCGGTAGAATCGCCAGCCGCGTCCGAGCCTGAACGCCGGTACGCTTCCATCGTGAATGCAGTCGAGGAGGGTCGACGCGCTGCAACGGAGAAGGGCGGCGGCCTCGGCGAAGACGAGCACTTCGGGGTCGCCGCTCACAGCCCTAGCCCCATCTGCCCAGCCAATACCGACACCCTGCGATGCCGCTTGGGCCGCATGACGATAGCGCCGATGTACTCGTGGTAGACGCCGTCAAGGCGCGTCCATCTCTGCGGCCTCTTCCATCCGATGAAGATGTATCCGGCCACGCCCTTCTCGCCTAGGATCTCCCAACCTAGGCGGCGCAGGCAGTTGACGGCCTCATTGGCGACCCACGGATCGCCGCCGACGATAGGCTCGATGTGGACGCGCTCGCCGCGGTGGTCGAGTAGGACTTCGGCGACGCGCTCCACATACGTCGGGTCGTTCCGCGGGTTGTCGGGATTCCCCTGGGCATACCACGAGTGACTCTGCCTCGCCACTTCAGCCATTCAGAGCCTCGGTAATCTCCCGCGCTGCATAGTTGGAATTGAACCAACGACCTCGTGCTTGTCGAGCAGGCGTAAATGGTGCTTCCAGGCACGCTGAGCGTTTTGCCACGCACGAGATTTTGAGACTGGCCGCCACGCTAGGCTCGGTGGAGTGTGTCATGAAGTGTGTCACGGCTTCTTACCTCGGCTCCAGCAGGACGGGGTGAAGTGCGTCACGAGGCCGCTAGAGTCCGACCATTCGGCGCACACGGCCTCCATCGGATCGCCACCACGCAGCACGGTCCCGGCGTAGGCCTGCGCCATGCCAAGCCGCTGCCTCGTCTTCACGCTTTGGCCGCTCGTGAACTCGTCGGTGTAGTCGATGAGCGTCTGCATGGCGTCTCGTAGCGCATCCCGCTCAGCCTCCAGCTCAGCGATAGCAGCGTCCACAAGGCGCTTGTGACAGAATGCGTTAGGCCCCAGCATGGATTTTCTGTACTCCTCGACTGCACTCATGGCGTCTCCCGCCTCGTCCAGCGGGACGGGGTGAAGTGACAGGGGTTGCGGCCGCCATGCGTCTCGACGTAGTTGTCACCGTCTGTCTCCAGGAGTTGCGGCTCACAGCAGATTGCGCTGCTGGAGTAGAAGTAGTTCCCGCAGCACTTCAGCCGCCCCACCTCCCGGTCTGCCGCAGCGAGGGCGGCGTCGGCGTTGGACTCGCGGATGTAGCGGATACCGAACCCGCCGTGGAGCATGAAGTTGTGTTTGCCGGAGTCGAGATAGAGCCGTACCTCCGGTAGTTCTCCGATGTGGTCAAAGCTCACGGCGTCTCCCTCGTGATAGTCTGTGTCAATGGCCATACAGCGCCTCGGCAATCTCCCGCGCCGCCAACTCGGCCTCGGCCTGCTCCAGCAATGCTAGTGCCGCGTCCCTCTCATTCTCCATGCCGTCAAGCTTGTCCGCCCACGCGGTGGCCAACTTGTCAAGCATTGCGCTCGTTGCAGCCTTCTCCGCCTCCAGCTCGGCGATGGCGGCTGATTTCTCCTTATCACGGCGTTCGTAAAAAGTGTCGTACTCTTCGGATGCGTCTTCTTCATGAAGGCGAAGGGCTACCTTCAGCCGGTCGTTCTCCGCCTCCACCTCGGCTGTGGCAGCCTCGGCCTGCCGCGCCGTCAATGACAGTGCTGCGTTGTCGCCGGCCAGCGATTTGTTTGAGTCCTCCAGCTCGGCGATGTACGCCCGGGCCGAGGTCTCGCCCTCATACTTCTCGCTCACGTCGTCTCCTTCATCGTGGTATCAGGATGCCGCTGCCCGTACAGAATGCCGTCGCGATAGGAGCCCTGCGCCAGGTCCATGCACGGGTACGGGACGAGCTCCTCGCCGCACGTCGGGCACCTGGACGGGACGAGGCCGTGCGGGTTGTCGGCGGCGCAGGCGATGGACGGGGCGGCGTCGACGACGGCGAGAATATCTGCGAGGTCTATTGAGCCGAGGTCGAAGGCGTCCTTAAGCATGGCACCTGCGGCGTCCAATTCCGCCCGCAGCGCGTCTGCGTCAATGAGCCTCATGAGGCACCCCCAGCGCCTCCGCAATCTCCCGCGCCGCCTCACCCATACGTCACCTCAATCTCAGTCCGCGGCCGCTCCCGGTCAATGGCCTTGGTCACGGTCGCCGTCTGGACTTGGCAGTCGTCGGCGTACACCACGTCGATCATGCCGTCGAGGACCGACTTCAGTACGTTGTCCCCATCCCGGCGGCGGGCATCAGGGAAGTAGCAGGACACGGTGACGGTCACGGGGCCGGGATAGCGTCGGCCGATGCCAGCCCACGCCATGGCGGCCAAGGCGGCGGCGCTGATGGTGTTCTCATAGACCACCGTCTCTCTCGGCGTGTACCAGCGGCCACCCTTGCCCTTGCGAGCGCGCTGCTTGCCTTGAGGTTTACCGTAAATTGCGAAACTTAGGACGGCCTCGGCGGGGGTGACGGCGGTCACGGCTTCCCCCTCTCGGCCCGCTCGAGCTCGATGTTCAATCCACCGAGTAGCTGTTCACGGGCATTGGAATCGACGACGAGGAATGTGGTGATCCGGCGGGCTAGTGATGCGAAGCGCTCGTTGCTGGCTGCCAGCGCGGCCTCGGCCTGCTCGGCACGCCCGCACATCGCCATCATGGCGTCGTTCGCATACTCGGTCTGTTCGCGGGACAGCGCCAGCTCGGCCTCGGCTTGCTCGCGCCTCTGAACCTCGGCAACGCACTGTCGGTCGGCTGAGTCGGCGTAGTCGCGGAACCGCTGCGCCCGTTCCCGTTCCGCTTCTTCTAGCTGGCGCGCCGTGGTGAGGATGTCGTTCTGCTTGCGTAGTTCGGCGTTCTCAGCATCCAGCTCGGCGATCCGCTCCTCCTCAGGAGAGGGCTGGCGCGATAGCGATGGGCTCATGACGCCACTGCGATCTGCTTGACCGCCGCGCCGCAGCCCATCCGCAGCACTGCGTCGCCGATGGCCTGTTTGCGGAACTTGCCGTAGGCGTCGAGGAAGTCCCGGCGCACGAATCCGAGTTGCGGCGCTTCGTGCATCACGGACACGCCCCCCAGTGAACGGACCGCTTTCCCGATGGCTGGTGACGACCAGTCCCATGTCCACGTCTTGCTGTCGCCACCGTCGAATACGCGGATGGCGGTCTCGACTTCCAGCCACGCATCTTCGGCCGCCGGCAGAACGCACGCCCGCTCCGCCACCGTCTCGCGGATAGCGGCGATAGACGGGACGAAGGTCTGGGTCTTCACGAGCTCGTCAACGGCTGCGGAGACGGACTCGAGGTCGAGGTCGCTGATTGACTTGGTGTACACCGCGACCGACTCGGGCGGGAACACTCCCCTTGGCCAGGCCGCGCGGATGATGCCGACCAGGCGGGCGGCGTCAGTCTGTCTCATATGCTTCCTCCATGAAGTCGGCAGAATCGGCTGCCGCGAAGATGTCCGCTGCGCTCATGCTTTTCGACCCATCGCCACTCCCGGCGCCGGCTGGTATGCCGTGCAACCACTCGAGGTAGGGGACATCGGGTCCGATGAACGTCGCCGCGTGCATGATGTAGCGCGGCTCGGTGTGGCCAGTGCGGCAGTGGTCGGCATAGATCCGGGCCGCCGCGATCATCTCTGCGGGTAGGTTTTTGTCTTTGACCCGCGCCATCCACGCCCTGAGCGCCGTCTGCTTCTTGAGTTTGCGTGGGTAGTACTGCCAGAAGTCCTCAAACTCGGCCACGCTAGTGGCCATTAGTTCTTGGTTTGTACTGTCTGTTGTGTTGGTTGTGTTGGTTGGTTGTGTACGTACGCCGTCCGCCGGACTTCCACCGGACGTCCGCTGGACATCCGGTTTGCGAGACTGGGACTTCCGCTTCCTGTCCTGCTCACGTCGCGCAATTAGGCGTCCGGCGTACTCGTACCAGTCGTGGACGATGAAGCCGCTCCCGTTGTCGACGAAGTGGCAGTCGACGAGACAGGCGAGGAGTTCATCCGGGTCTCCGCCCCACTCACAACCGTCGGCTATCTCGTCTGGTTCATACTGTGTCAAGTCGCCGTCTTGCGCGTAGTCCAGGCACCACCACCACAAACAATGCAGGATTCCAATCGCCTCGGGTAGCCGGACCCCCAGGCGCCTTGCGAGCTTCTTCGTCTTCGGGTGATCCCGGAGGCTTTGGTGCGATTCCAGCCACGCGCTCACCTCATACCCCGCGCCCTCAACGCCAGCAGTTCCCCGACACTACGCACGACCGGGATGCCGAGATTCTTCGCCTCCACGATCTCCGCCTGGACGCCGGCGGAGACACTCCCGTTGCGGTGCAGGGTGGCGACGACGAAAACGGCGGCGGGCTTGCCGGCCAGCAGCCGCAGCAGGTCCATGCTCCGCCGTTTGAAGGCATCATCGGTGAGCGGGATCGGACTCGCGAGCCCCTCGAGCATGTCGCCGGCCGCATTGATCGGGCACATTCCGAGGTCCATGAACTGGCGCGAGACGGCACTCATTCGGGCGCAGTTGGCCAGGTACTCGCCGGGATAGCCGGACATAGGCGCGGCGACGTAGACGTAGAAGGCGCCGCTCACAGCAACTCCCCATCTACCGCCCGCCCGATGTCGCACAGCGCCCGCTCGACTTTGCGCAGGCGGGTGACGATCTCGCTACATTGGTCGTGGAATGGACAATCGACTCTCAGCTCCCGACTACCATCGGGGGGATTAGTGACTACAGGTTGAGGGTCAACGTCACTGAGCCTGACGTAGTGTTCGCAGGCGCGCCCATCCTTGCCCATGTGTGGGCAGGTATCGTCGTGGCAAGTCGTGCAGACCTGGGTCATGCGGGGACCTCCCCGTACTCTGGGTGCTGGCCGTGCATGTGCGCCGAGAGGTCCGCGAAGGTGCGGTTGCAACATGGGCAGACGCCGTTCGCGACGCGCCGCTTGGTCTTCGTAAGCTGCCCCTTGGCGGCGGCCTTCTGGCGCTTCGTCACCAGCAGCTCGGACTGTGTCTCGGATAGGTGCTCGGTTGTCCACTGAAGTTGCCGCTTGAGCTTCTCCTCGCGGCTCTCCTGGCTGTAGTTCAGCGTGTGCCCGTTGGGGCAGTAGAACGTCTTGTGGTCTTGCCTGCGCCGCTCCTGGTAGTCGGCCGTGATGCCGTAGACGACTCCGCAGGACGGGCACTCGTGCACTTCCAGGGTGATTGTCTCGGTCTGGGTCATGGTCTTCTCCCTCGGTCTGTTTCATCATGGCGGGCAGCGGTGGGGACGGAGGCGGTCATGTCGTCACCTCCCCGAACAGCGACTGGTGATCGAGCATTGCCTCCGCATCGCGCAGGTTGCGGCATCCCGTCTTCCAGTAGCTCTCCTTGAGTTCGATACCGACGAAGCGGCGGAGGAGACGCACGGCCTCGTGGCCCTCGCTGCCGATTCCGGCGAATGGGGAGAAGACGACTTCGCCCGGCGCGCTCCATAGTTTGACGATGCGCTCCGTGACCGGCAGTTGCAGCGGGCAAATGTGGCGCTCGTCGGCGGAGTCGCGGGCGATCGCCACGTTGAGCACGTCCGTCTCCGAAATCCCGTCGCCGTTCGGTGCCCAATCCTGCGCGTACCAGATGGGGCGTGCCCAGCGAATCCACTCCTCCTGCGTGATCCATCCGTCCGTGTTGCCGTACTTGTCCGAGAGGCCGGCGCGTATCGGGGCCGGGTTTACGCCGTCCTTGCGAAAGTGCAGGACCCAGTCCGGCAGCGCGACGTGCATCTTTGATGAGTCGGTGGCCAGCGTCTTGAACAATAAGCCTTGGTCCTTTGTGCGGATCGCCTTCACTTGCGGGTTCTTGTCTATCGTGATCTCGCCGTAGTAACGCCAGCCGGCGTCCTGCATCATCTCGATGGTGCGCCCGCGGAAGTCCTTGAGGCCGGCGAAGCCGTCGCTGTTGATATGGGCGACGTACTGCGTTAGATGGACGAAGCACGAACGTCCCGGCTGCGTGACGCGCAACAGCTCCGGCGCGAGGTAGCCGAAGTGCGCCATGAGGTCGTCGATTCCCTTGGCGTTGCCGATGTCCCGCACGCTGTTGGAGTAGGTGTACATGCCGGGGAACGGCGGGCTGAAGACGGACAGGTCGACGGACTCCGCGGGCAACCGCCTTGTGATCTCCACGCAGTCGCCGAGATGTAGCGTCCAGGAACCGCCCTCGGCCACGTCCTCTCGATACTCGGCCTCCTGGCGCTTGTTGCGGCCCGCTACGGCGTCGTGGGTGTACTCGACGATCTGCGCCATGGTGGCGGTCGCTTCGCGTTCCTTACGCTTGACGTTCTGCACGACGGCCCCCTCGGCGTCGGATGTGACCACGTATGCCGTGACGGGCCTGTCCTGCCCGAATCGCCAGCAGCGGCGCACGGCCTGATAGAACTGCTCGTAGCTGTCGGAGAGGCCGACGAAGGCCATCCGGTTACAGTGCTGGAGGTTGAGGCCGAAGCCCGCGACGCTAGGCTTGCTCACGAGGACGCGATAGCGCCCATCGATGAAGCCGAGCAGGCGGTCGGCCTTCTCCTGCGGGGTCTGTGAGCCGCGCACTTCAACGGCGTCGGGAATCGCCCGCGTGAGCGCATCGGATTCGGCGTTCAGGTCGCACCAGCAGATGAACGACTCAGTGCCCGCGTTCGCCAGATCGACCGCCGCCTGCACGCGGTTCGTGAGTGACGCCTTACGCGCCCGCCTACGATCGTTCATGTCGATACGCTCGCTCGTGAACAGGGCGTCCGGCGTGATGTTCTCTCCGGGCACGACGACCTCGACGACTTCCATCGACGGCAGATTGAAGGCACCGTCGGGGAAGCCGAGGTCCGATGGCTTACGCATCGCCACGGCCCACGAGGCCATCCATCGGTAGAACGCCTCGTGCGAGTGCCCCTTGAGACGCCAGCGCGTCGTGGTGCCGTCTGTGGTGAAGTACAGCGCCTTGACTTCGCTCTCGGTCATCACGCCAAGGAACTCGGCGTGGTTGCAGAGCTCGGCCGGGTCGTTCGGCGCCGGCGTCGCCGTGCAGGCGAGGCGGAATGGGATCTGCTCGGCAAAGGCTATGATCTCGGTGCGCGTCTTGCCGTCGTAGCTCTTGAGAATGCTGGATTCATCCAGCACGATTCCCGCGAGCACGTCAGGCGTGAAGTGCGCGAGCATCTCATAGTTCGTGACGTTGACGCCGAGCGTCACGTCGTCGCCTGTGCGGCAGACGTTCACCGGAACGCCGAACTTCTCGCCCTCGCGGGCAGTTTGTTGAGCCACTGCGAGCGGAGCGACAATCAGAGCGATGCCGCCATGACGCTCACAGACTAGGCGTGCCCACTCGAGCTGTATCGGCGTCTTGCCGAGCCCGCAGTCAGCGAACACAGCGGCCCGGCCCTTCTCGCATGCCCATGCCACAATCGTGCGCTGGAAGTCGAACAGTTGCGGGTTGATATCAGACTCGTCGATGGTGAAGCCGTCGCCATGATCGATGGTCATGCGCTCAGCGAGGAACGCGGCGTAGGCGCTCACACCGCCACCTCCATCTGCCCGAGCTCCCCCAGGATCTCGAGGCAGCCCGCGTGCACCCGCCGCTCCCAGCACGGCGAGCAGTAGATGCCGCCCTGCAGGATGTGGTCGCGGGCGGATGCGCTCA